GATATGTATATACAAACTCACGGTTCTCCGTTTTGGCACTCTCCGCCTAGACCTATTATTGAACCAGCTATAGAAGATAGTAAAGAAGCTATAGCAGAGCAATTAAGGGAAGCTATACAGGCTACTCTTGAGGGCAAAGATGGAACGATACATTTAAAAAAGGCTGGTATGCTAGGAGCAAATGCATCTAAAGCATGGTTTGAGAATTCTAAAAATGGATGGGCTCCAAACTCTCCGCTCACTATTGCCAAAAAGGGTAGTGACGTGCCTTTGATTGATACAGGAGAGCTTAGAAAGTCTATAACCTATATAATAAGGGAGAAGTGATAGTATGCCTAAAATAAACGTATCTGAAATAATAAATGACCAAGACTTCGCAGAGGATTACAAGGTATATAGAAAATCAGGTAGTTGGGTAGACGGTAGATGGGCACCAACAGAAAAAGCTATCAATTTTTATGGTGTTGTCACTGCGGCGGGAAACAAAGATATTATACAAGTACCAGAGGGTGATAGAACATCTCAAGTTATGTGTTTTCATGCTACAAAAGAATTATATGTTACAAATTCTAAAGGTACATCCGACGAAATCCTATGGAGGGGCAAACGTTATAGAATACATCTTATAAAAGAGTGGGCTGACTTCGGATATTATAAAGCGTTAGCGACCTTGATGGAGAGTGATTAATCGTGACATTAAAAGTAATTGAAAACTTATTCAGAAGCTGGACTTGTCTAATGCTAGGACTAAATCCTATAACAGACAAAGTAAGAATTGGATGGCAGACATCAGGTGCCCCAGCATGGAAAATCAGTGAAGATATAATTTTTATAATGATAAATAATGTAGATGATCCAATTATAAAGCAAAGAGACATAGAATACTCAAATAAAGATGCAGATAATGCTAAACAGACTGTAAGTTATACAAAGGTGCATGCTGTGAAATGGGTATTATACGGACCTAATAGTTATGAAAATGCAGAAAAAATAAGAAACGCAATATACTTGCAAGAATTTAAGGAACTGTTTAGTAAAAACAATTTGTATTTGATATTGGATGTTACAACCCCTACTAGATTTCCTGAATTATTTAACGGGAATTGGTGGGAACGTAGCGATTTTACAGCATCATTTAATGAATTAATAATAGTATCTAATACAGTTCCTTATATTCAATCGGCAAGCTATGAAATCAAGAAAGGATAGGTGAATTAAATGAATAATTTAACACTTTCAGATATAATTAATTTGACAGTATCATTAAGTCCTGTTGCTACTGTAAGGGCAGGATTTAATGTAGGATTGATAGTTGGCACAACCGATGTGATAAGTGCAGTTACAAGAACACAAGAGTTTGCAAGTCTGTCTGAAATGATTGACGCGGGATTTGAAACCGATGACCCTGAATACTTAGCAGCAGGTTTATATTTTGGACAGTCTAAAGTACCATCTAAATTAGTTATAGGTAGATGGGATAATACAGGAACAGAAACAGCACTTCAAGCAGTAACAGCATGCAGAGCCTCAAATACAGATTGGTATTCTGTGTATTTATGTGATGCAGTTAAAGAGGATATTTTAGCAGTAGCAGGATATATAGAAACAGCATACCCTACATCAGTATTTTTCTATGATACAGGTGATGCGGATGTACTTGCAGGAACAGCAGGGAATGTAATAGAAACGCTAAAAGGATTACATTATTCACGAACAATAGGACAATATTCAACGGATGATTATTCAATTGTTGCAATCATGGGATATGCTATGGGGGCTAGTGATACAACGTATACATTAGCACTTAAACCTGAAACAGGAGTAACAACAGAAAACCTAACATCGGCACAAGTTACATCAATTAAAGGGAATAATGGAAATGTCTATGTAAATAGGGGTTTGACATATAATGTATTTGAACAAGGTGTTATGGCAAGCGGACAAGCATTTGATGAGGTAATAGGACTTGATATACTTGTGAATGATATAAAAACATCTGTTATGGATGCATTAACAAGCAATTCTAAAATACCACAAACAGAAGATGGTGTAAGTTATCTTGTAAGCGTAATATCTAGTGCATGCTTAAAGTCTAAAAATAAAGGGTTTTTAGCAGGTGGTCGCCAATTTTAACAGTACATACTTACAATAGAAACAGGAGACACTCTCTCAAATGGATTTACAGTACTCGCGGACTCACTTGTCAATCAGTCACAAGAGGATAGAGAAGCTAGAAAATCTCCAACAATATATGTACTGTTAAAATTGGCAGGATCTATAGAACACGTGGTTATTAGTGTAAATGTTAACAGATAAGAGGAGGAATAAAAATGAATACAACGTATAGTTTTGCTGATGTGACTTTAACTATAAATCACCCTAAAGTTGGTAAATATATAGCATCTGGAGGGGGTATTGGTAGTATAAACTTGTCTATGAGTAATGATAGAACAGTTCATGATATAGCAGCAGATGGTAGTGTTATGGTATCAAAAATAAGGGCAAGAAACGGGCAACTGTCACTAGCTATTCAACAAACATCACCACTTAATAAGTGGCTAACAAAATGGTTTAATTATCTTGAAACCGCATCAACTTCGGCTTGGGCTGATACTACAGTAACTATTAGATGCCCTGTTATGGGAGATTCTAAAATACTTACAGGAGTATCTCCACAAAAACAAGCAGATGTACCATATCAAGCACAAGGTCAACAGGTTACATGGAATTTAATGGCTGCTGATATACAGCAAGAAGCAGCTTAGGAGGAGAAGGTTTATGAATAAAAGAGAAACATTTAAGGAAATAGAAATAAAGGGTAGAAAATTTAGAATAAATAAATTTGATGCACTTACGGGTTCTTACATAGCTTATACATTGATGAATGAAGTATTGCCAATGGGATTAAACATGAAAGCTGGTATTCCAATGCCAAAGAATAGCACTAAAATGACAAAAGAAGCATTTTCAGAGCTACAAAAGGATTGTCTGAGGGTATGTGGCGAAATGTTAGATGCAGGGTTTGCTCCGGTTATCGATGAAAATGGTAACTGGGGTGTAAACGACTTAGAATATGATACAGCTACAGTCTTGAATTTGACCATACAGGTATTGGTGTCTAATGTATCAAGTTTTTTCGACGAAAGCCTCTTGCGTTCACTAACGGAAACTTTTTCGGATACGAGTTTGCAAGGTGCGAAAATATAGATGAATTTGCATATGCTCCCGTATTTGCTGAAATGTGGAGACAACATGAGGTGTGGGATGGTACTTATACATTAGATGACTTACTAGATGCACACGAGATTATGCAAGTAAAGGCAGAAAATCAAGAGAGAGCAAGGATATATGCACAAGAAAGTAGGTGATTAATATTCTAGGAACTATTAAAGATTATTTGGTGGGCTTAGGGTTTAGAGTAGATAATAGCGAATTTAACCAAGCTGTTAGAGCTATGAGTACTTTTGAGAATGCTATTAGAAGAATGTCAAGCAATTCAAGTTCTAATTTAAATCAGACAATGAGGGTTATAAATAACTTTAGAAATGAAATCGGTAGAATGTCTAACAATTCAAATTCTAATGTCAATCAAACAATTGAAGCTATGAATAATCTTGAAAGAAGAATTAATAGAATATCTGATAGGACAAGATTTAACCTTGCACCAGCTATTGGAATAGTATCAACCGCTATATTGGCGGCTGATACAGCTATTGCAACATTATTGACTAGTCTTGCCAAGACAGATATGGAAATGGAGAAATTCGCTAGGCTTATGTGGACTTCTAAGAGTAATGCAATGGCTTTCAAAAGCTCATTAAATGCTATGGGGGCACAAATGGAAGACTTATATCTAAGCCCCGAACTCATGAATACATTTTTAAAGCTAAGAAGCCAAGCAAATAGTATGGAAGCACCAAGTGAATATGGTTCTCAAATGAAATATTTGAGAACCATTATTTTTGAATTTCAAAGACTGAAGCTAGAGGCTACATATTCGCTACAATGGATAGGAATGTATCTGATGAAATATCTAGGCAAGCCACTTGAAAACTTTAGAACTGCATTTCAAAAGCTGAACGATAATATTGAAAAAGATATGCCAAAATGGACTAAGAATGTAGCTATGGTATTAAGTTGGGTAGTTAGATTAAGCGAAGCATTTTTAAAGCTGCCAGATGGGGTTAAGTTGTTTGTATTGGCGTTAACTAACTGGAAGCTCATAGCGTCCGCGATGAAAAGCCCTATTACATGGATGATAGCAGGAATAACAGCGTTGTTATTGTTATTGGATGATTATCAGACGTATAAAGAAGGGGGAGACTCATTATTTGAGGATTTTTGGGGTGGAGATACATTTACTAATCTAACAACTGGAGTATCAGAACTGGGGACATCCTTAGATAAACTTAAAACAGCATTTTTAAATTTGATAACCTCAGAAGGATTTAAAACATTTGCCAAATTTATCGTTGATGTAGGATTGACAGCTCTTACTAATTTAACAAAGGCTATTACTAATTTATTCGAAAGCATAACAGCATTATTAAAAGGGGATTATAAAACAGCTCTTGTAGAATTAGGGAACTTTCTAAGGTCATTGTTTGGTATGGAAAATATTGATGCTAGCGATATGTCGTGGAAAGACGGAGGCGATAGTCATTCAGCTGGATGGTCAAATTCTGTAGGCGATAAGTGGATGGACATGGAAAATGCTGTCGCAGGCTTTTTCACAGACTCATGGAAAAACTATGGAGCAGGAAAATATTTGAATAGTAGTGGAAATACATATAATGCAACATTTAATGTAACGGCTCCAGACGCACAAACTGCCGCAAATTCAGTTGAGAGTAAAATGAAATACTGGATACGTGGCTTACAAGGGGGGTATTAGAAATGGCATTATCACCAGTATTACCTTATAAGTTACCCGAACTAGGTCGGCTTATATATGTTAAAACAAATATAGGTGGATGGTTTTTCGATGCGTTTCTAAAGATAGACCATTCAAGTAGATTAACAATTACAGAACATCCAATACAGACTGGTGCATCTATTGCCGATTATGCATATTTAAATCCCCAACAACTTACTTTTGATATAGGAATGTCAGATGTAGCACAAAGCTTAGTGCCAGATCAATTTACTCAAGGTTGGTCTAGGTCGGTTACAGCATACCAGGTACTAAAAGAACTTCAAAAGAATAGGGTACCGTTACAGGTAAATACTAGGTTAGGGGTATATAAAAATATGCTTATAGAAAGCATAGACACATCAGATAACTATCAAACACAATATGGGTTAAAAGCTACAGTAGTATTAAGAGAGTTATTTATAGCACAAGTAACAACAGTAAAAATAAGTGCTAGACCGCAAGTTACAGGAAGCACAAATAAAGGTAAGGTTGAGCCTGTAGCACCTAATCAAAGCATATTATATCAATTATTTAGTGCGAATGGGGGTAAGTGATTATGGCTTATAAAATTATACCTCTCACAACAAATCCAAACCAAACATTCATAAGTACACTTCCAATTGATAATAAAAATATAGAATTGAAATTTTACATTCGTTATAATACAGAAGCTGAGTATTGGACTATGTCAATAACGGATGTATCTACTCAAACATTATTAATTGACTCTCTACCGCTACTGACAGGATTTAATTTACTAGAACAATATGATTATATGGGAATAGGTAAAGCTTTTATAATAAAAAGTGG